GTCTGGCTACTACCAGGATCTGTTCATGGGTGGCCGGAGGATCTCAGGTATCGAGGGTGGCGGACCAAACAACGATCAGGACATGACCGACAGCGAGCTTCCGGCTCGCCTGTCGCCAGAGGAGCTGGCTTCTGAGTACGGCTTCGCCTACTCGTTCCTCAAGTCTCAGCCTGGTGTAGCTAAGGTGTTCGACGACTACGTGAAGAACAACCTGAGCAAGGAAGCCTTCCAGGCCGAGCTTCGCAACACCAAGTGGTGGCAGGAGAACTCGGACACGATGAGGCAGGCACAGGCCCTGAAGGCCACCGATCCTGCCACATACGAGGCGAACCTCCAAGCCACCACGGTTATGGTCCAACAGGAAGCCGCCAAGCTCGGGGCCTCGATTCCTCCGAAGAAGCTGAAGTCGATCGCCGAGAAGGCGTACGCCACCAACATGGACGAGGGCGCACTGGCCAACGTGCTGGGTGGCTATGTCAAGTTCGTCGGTGGAACCCTGAAGGGTGAGGCTGGCGCCTACGAGAACAGCATCAAGTCCTACGCCTCCGCCCAGGGTGTAACACTGGATGACCAGTCCGTCAAGAACCAGGCCGCCCTCATCGCCAGGAAGCTGGCCACCGAGGACGACTTCAAGAACCAGATCGCCCAGCAGGCGATCAGCGCCTACCCTGGCTATAAGCAGCAGATCGAGGCGGGGCAGACGATGCAGGACATCGCCAACCCCTACGTGCAGATCATGGCTCAGCAGCTGGAGCTTCCCCCGTCGGCCATCAAGCTGACGGATCCTCTGATCCGGTCGGCGCTCAACGGGGTGAACGCAGACGGCAAGCCTACAGGGATGGACCAGACGACCTTCATGCAGCGAGTCCGAAACGACCCTCGCTGGACACAGACATCAGGTGCACAGGACGACGTGATGAACGTCGGACTGAACGTACTCAAGAGTATGGGGCTGAGGTGACGCATGGCTATCACGTTCGAGCAGTTCATGCGAGGCATCTCGATCCAAGAGTCTGGTGGTAGCTACAGCGCCGTGAACTCAGGTTCCGGCGCCCTTGGTAAGTACCAGGTCATGCCAAGTAACGTGGCTGGCTGGTCCCGCCAAGTTCTTGGATACTCCATCACGCCCTCCCAGTTCCTTCACTCCCCGCAGCTCCAGGAGAAGATCGTCTCCGGGATCCTGCATGGCTACTACAACAAGTGGGGGCCGCGCGGAGCGGCTGCCGCATGGTACGCAGGTCCAGGCAACCACAATCTGGATATGTCCACCAAGTCTCAGCCTGGTGGCCCAAGCATCAAGCAGTACGTCGATGACGTCATCGGCCACGCTGGTGGCACAGGGGCTGTCAGCAGCAGCTACAGCTACTCAGGGGCGGCGCCTAAGTTGAGCATGTCAGAACTGGCTGAGCAGTACGGCTTCACCTCTTCATTCCTGAACGCCAACCCGGAGCTGAAGAGACTGTTCGGCGACATGGTGTCGCAAGGCTACAGCAAGGACATGTTCCAAGCCAAGCTCCGCAACACCAAGTGGTGGAAGACGCACTCCGACAAGGAGCGTCAGTACCTCACCCAGACCTACACGGATCCCGCGACAGCAAAACAGAACTTCAACGCAGCCTACATCTCCGTTCACCAGCTTGCCGAGCAGCTCGGCATCAAGGACACCAAGTTCACTAAGGCCCGCATCCAAGAAGCCGCCTACAACGTTGTGGCTAAGGGATGGTCTGACGGACAGCTTCGGAACTATCTTGGTCAGTATGTGTATTTTGACGGTGGCGACTTCGAGGGTCAGGGCGCTGATACTCAGAACGAGCTGAGGTCGTACGCCTACTCGATGGGTGTCCACATGTCTGACAAGTGGTACGCCGACAACACCCGCAAGGTGTTGCGCGGCCTGGCCACCACGTCCGACTACAAGAACGACATGCTGCGACAGGCTAAGGCTATGTTCCCACAGTTCTCTAAGCAGCTGGACGCAGGCCAGACGGTGGCAGACATCGCTAGTCCCTACCTCCAGAGCATGGCGCAGATCCTGGAGCTGCCCTCAGGCAGCATCAACCTGTTCGACCCAACCATCAAGAAGGCGCTCCAGTACAAGAATCCTGGAACGCTACAGACGGAGACCAAGCCGCTCTGGCAGTTCGAGAACGATCTGCGCGCAGACCCTCGCTGGAAGCAGACGAAGAACGCTCAGGACTCGATGATGCAGATCGGCCACCAGGTGCTGTCTGACTTCGGCTTCAAGTACTGATAGGAGGACCGTGACTACACCAGCCCAGATCCCGCCCTCATGGGCGGACGCGGTAGCCAAGGCACGGGCCGACAAGGGCCAGCCCTGGTACGTGAAGGGTAACAACTCGGTCATCCTTCAGGCCCAGGTCAAGATGTACCAGGCTCGACAGAAGTCCGAGCAGGGGCTGCTCAAGCAGCAGCAGGCTCAACTCGCCAAGCTCAAGGGTAAGACTGACAAGGCGTCGAAGGCGGCAGCCTCAAGGCTGCAAGCCTCGATCAACCACACCCAGAGTCAGCTGAACGACATCACCGGCAAGCTGAACAGCACTCAGAACAAGTACTACGAGGTGACGGGGCAGTACGACAAGCTGCTCACCGGCACCAACCGGGACGCGTTTATGGCGCTGGAGACTCTGTTCAAGTCTTACGGACTTGAGTCTCTGGCGGGGAAGATCTACAGCTACGTCAAGAACGGCTACTCCGCTGACACGATCTCGATCCTGCTTCAGGACACGCCAGAGTACAAGCAGAGGTTCAAGGCGAACGATGCCCGGCTCAAGGCCGGTCTTCCTGTCCTTTCCCCCGCTGACTACATCAACACCGAGAACGCCTACCGTCAGATCCTGCGACAGTCTGGACTGCCGAGTGGCTTCTATGACAGCAACGATGACTTCACGAACTGGCTCAGCAAGGACGTGAGTCCAACCGAGGTACAGTCCAGGACTGACCTGGCCACCCAGGCCACGGCCCTGGCGAACCCGTACTTCAAGAACGCGCTGAACCAGATGGGGATCGACGATGGCCACATGGCTGCGTACTTCCTCGACCCGGACAAGTCGCTGCCTCTGCTCCAGAAGGCGGCTGCGACCGCCGCTATCGGCGGCGCTGCCCTCAGCCAGGGTGTGGCGTTCAACCAGGCTTACGCTGAACAGCTGGCCACGATCGGCGTGACGGCTACTCAGGCACAGCAGGGCTACCAGCAGGTGGCTCAGGAGTTGGGCACCATGAAGAACCTCGGGGCTATGTACGGACAGCAGTTCGGACAAGCCGAAGAGGAGCAGTCGGTGTTTGGTACCTCGGCTGAAGCGATCAACAAGAAGGCCCAGCTTGTGGGCCGGGAGCAGGGCGCCTTCTCTGGCGCCACTGGTGGGGCCGCAGGTGGTCTCAACCAGAGCAAGGCTCCCAGTTCAGGCTAACCCACCTGGCCCCTCGTGGGCCAGGTCTTTGGCTAGTAGCTCAGATGGCAGAGCAGGGGATTGTTAATCCTCAGGTCGCTGGTTCGAGTCCAGCCTAGCCAGCCAGTGACGGAACGACCGGCCCTGTCACTCGTAACCAAGACCGGCAATCAACAAGCACAGCGCTCTGTTCGTCCCCGCGAGCAGGGATGGGTGCATCACTTATGGGAGGGACGTCATGTCCAACACTTGGGGTTTTGAGAACGACGACAACAGCGCGAACCTGGGCAACGGCAACGTAGCAGATGGCCCGAAGGCGCTTCGCGATGCATACGAGGCCATGAAGAAGCAGAACGACGAGCTGAACCAGAAGCTGACGAGCTTCCTTGAGGATCAGCAGAAGCAGCAGATGGCCAAGGTTTTCGAGTCCCTTGGGGTCCCGCAGGCGGCTTCCGCCTACGATGGTCCCGCTGATCCGGAGAAGGCTAAGGCGTGGGTTGAGTCCATGCGTAGCGTCTTCGGTGGGGCAGCCCCGGTGGCTGCCGAACAGTCCACGCAGCCCAAGCTTCCCGAATCCATGCAGGCTCAGTTCGAACGGATGAGCCAGGCGGGGAACGACGGGGCAGCTCTGGGCAACGTTGAGGCTGCACAGGCAGCAGTCAACGACGCTAACGATGTGCAGGCGCTGATCAATAGCTTTAGGAACCTGCACTGATCCCTTTAAGGAGATGTAATGGCTAACGCCTTTACCGGCACTACGGCGATGGCGAACCTCGTCCAGACCGCGTATGACCGCGCTCTTGAGTTCGCCCTCCGTGCCCAGCCGATGTACCGCACCATCGCTGACAAGCGCCCGGTCCAGCAGGCCATGCCTGGTAGCTCGGTCGTCTTCGAGCTGTACCAGGACCTCGCTCAGCAGATCACTCCGCTGAACGAGCTGGTTGACCCGGACGCCGTCGCGGCCGGTAACCCTACCACGGTTTCGGTTACTCTCAATGAGTACGGTAACGCGATCCTCGTCAGCAACAAGCTGGACCTGTTCTCGTTCACCGACGTGACCGCCGGTCTCGTCAATCAGGTGGCGTGGAACCTGGTCGACTCTGTCGACCTTCTGGTTCAGAACGTTCTTGCTGCGGGTACTCAGACCCTGCGGCGTGGCGGTGGCACCGTCGGCTACGGCTTCGGCTCTACGCCGACCAACCCGATCGCTACTACGGCGATCACCGGCACCGACGTGTTCACGTCGGACATGGCCCGGTTCGCTACTACGCAGCTCCGTACGAACAAGGTTCACCCGAACCGCGACTCGTACTACACCGCGTACATCCACCCGCAGGTCTCTTACGACCTGCGTCGTGAGACCGGTGCTGCGGCTTGGCGCGACCCGCACAACTACTCCGCTGCTGGCAACATCTGGGCGGGCGAGATCGGCGAGTACGAAGGTGCTTGCTACATCGAGACCCCGCGTAACCAGAACACCCAGTCCGGCTCTGGTTCTGGCGGCACTCAGACCCGTGTGTACAACACCTACTACACCGGACAGCAGGCTCTGGCCGAGGCTGTCGCGGAGGAGTTCCACACGGTTCGCGGTCCGGTCGTTGACAAGCTGACCCGCTTCCAGCCCCTCGGCTGGTACGGCGTGGCTGGCTGGACCCTGTACCGCCCCGAGTCCCTGATCGTGGCTCAGACCACCAGCTCGGCTCGCCCGGCTGCCTGATCCCCCACCCAGGGGAGAGGTGCTGTTTCCTAACAGCTTAAAACCGGTACGGCGCCGGTTCGCCTCTCCCCCTTTTCAAGCAGAGGAGTAACATGTCTGGGTTTGACAACACTTCGTTCACCGTTACCACGGTGGCGGGCACGACCTACACGGCCACGGCCAACGACTACGTCATCGTTCTGACGAACAGCGCCACCAAGACCATCACCCTTCCCCCGGTTGCTACCACGCAGCCGGGTCGGAAGTACGAGTTTATCTGCACCAACACTGGTGTGGCTACTCTCGACGGTAACGCCTCCGAGACGATCAACGGTGCGACCACGTTCGCGATGGTCGCCGGTACTGTCGGTGGCTCCACCGGCCGTGCCACCATCGTCTCTGACGGTACGCAGTGGTTCACCGTAAGCTCGCAGTGAT